CGATGTAATCTGGAGTTCTGATTTATGGCATCCTGGTCTCCCTGAAAGTATAGCTTATATGAATTACTTTGCTAAGAAAGATGTAAAACTAAGAGGACTAATTCATGCTGGTAGTTTTACTGATACTGATTTTGTGAGAGATATGGAAAGATGGGCTAAGAATTTTGAGGATACTCTGTTTGATATAGCTGATGAGATTTATTGTGGTAGTGATTTTATAAAAAATGACATTGTAAAAAAACGTATGATAAATCCTGAAAAATTAGTTGTGACAGGATTCCCTTTAGATACAGCAAATCTTAATAAAGTTGAAAAGAAACCTAAAGAAGATATAGTAGTATTCTCGGGTAGAAACGTGGATGAAAAACAACCTTGGTTATTTAAACAATTAGAAGATAGATTAGGTGATGTCCATGGTAGTACTGAATTTATCAATACTCTTGAACATAACTTTTCAAAAGAAGAATATTATGATTTATTAAGTAGAGCTAAAGTTGTTGTAAGTTTTGCTTTACAAGAAAATTTTGGATTTAGTGTGGCTGAAGCTGTGTATCTGGGTTGTGTTCCTGTTGTTCCAAACAGATTAGTTTATCCTGAATTTTATGCTAAACAATATTTGTATGACACATTTGATAATGCTTGTGATAAAGTAAATATGGCTTTGAAAGGTAACTTATTACCTCCTTTACACACTAGAGATTATCAAGAATCAATAGAAAGGTGGTTCCGTGATTAAAACTAACTTTATTTATTTCCCTTCATTCTCAGCGGGTGAGATGGGTTCTAACTTTGTAAAAGACCATCGTTTCAGAAATGATATGACGATAAGATTTTATAGTGAAGAATATCCTGAAGAGTTTCAACATAATCAACTATTGATTACAGCTGGAGCGCATATGTCAGTAAAAGATTACAGAAACAAAATGGGTCTTACTGATAGAAACTTAGTTATGGGTGACTCTGGAGGATTTCAGTTCGCTTCAGGAGCTCTGAAATGGGATTTGAAATACAGAGATAAAATATTTAACTGGTTATCTGAAAATACTGATGTGGCTATGAATCTTGATTTACCTCCTCGTCTAAAGAACGAAGGTAAATTTCACGAATGTTTAGATGTCAGTATTGATAACTTTAAATACTTTCAGAAAAAACAAGATGGTTCTACAAAGTTCTTAAATGTAGTACAGGGTGATGATGAACATACTTACAAACATTGGTATGACCAAGTCAAAGATTTTGATTTCAATGGTTGGGGTATCGGAGGTGCTGGTGGTAGTCTTTATCGTTTTATGTCAGGTGTCCATGCTCTACTTCAAGGTAAAGAACACTTAAATCCTCGTAATGAATACTTTCACATTCTTGGTACTTCTAAAATCAGAGACTTCTTGATGTTGATTCAATTACAGAAATCACTTGAGGATATCGGGTCTAATATAGTTGTGACGACTGATAGTTCGTCTCCTGATAGAGCCGTCGTTTTTGGTACATATTACACACGATTTAGTATAAAGAAAGCCACATTCGAGTCAATCAACTTTCCTAGTGAAAAACATCAACCAGACATTATTGAGTGGTTCAGAGAAACTCCGAATCAAGACTGGCCTCGAATGACAGCATTTGATGATGTATTGAAAGGTCTTGTTTCTTGGAAAGATGTTGCTGACTGGAATACACAATGTACTATGGGAATGAGATTACATAACTTTTATGTATTTAAAGATGCTATCAGAAATGTGACCGAACTTATTTACGGACACGATTACATACTGAAACAGGCTGTAGATAGTGAAGTATATAAAGTTTTAAGGTCTATTGATGATATGGTCAAAAGTGAAGACCCATCAAGAGTATTCGAATCATATAAACAACTTTATATGAAAATGAGTAACACTAAAAAAACACCTACGAATTTAACACACGATTTCTTTTAAGGAGATAAAATGAAATTTACTGCAGAACAACTACAAGAAAATTGGGATAAACTCATTAATATTGTAGAAACTACATTTGAAGGAGAACGAAAAGAAAAACTTCTAAAAATGTATGACTATTTTAAAGAGAGAGCTATGTTTGCTCCTGCTAGTGGTGTTGTGTATTATCACAATGCTATTCCAGGAGGTTACGTTGACCATATTCTTAATATAACAGAATGTTGTACTAAGATATATGAGATGTGGAAAGAAATGGGAGCTCACACAGATGAATACACACTTGAAAATGTTATCTTCTGTGCTCTACATCACGACTTAGGAAAATTAGGTGACATGACTGAAGATTATTATGTACCTAATGAGTCTGAGTGGCATAGAATTAATCAAGGTAAGATGTACGAATATAATGACAAACTACACTACATGACCGTTACAGACAGAGCTGTTTGGTTACTGAGTGAGTTCGGTATCAAGATGAATCAAATCGAATATTTAGCCTTGAGACTTACTGATGGTATGTATGAAGAAGCCAACAAAGGTTATCTTATGGGATTTGGTGAGGGTAAAAATCTTAAAACAAACTTACCTCTAATTCTACATCAAGGTGACATGATGGCTACAAGATTAGAAAAAGAACGTTATATGTTTAGTAAAGACTCGAGTATTAATTATTCTGAAATACTTAATCCTGAATTAAAAGAAGAACGTCAAAAACAAGAAAAGAAATCAGTTGATAATATTAAGAAAGCTATATCAGAAGAAAAAACACCTGATATCTTATCTGAAAAATCAAAAGATTTATTTGATGAATTGTTTGGAGATAAATAATGATTTTAGAAATTATATTAGGATTACTTGTTCTTATGGAAGGATACGTAATTTGGAATCTATTTAGAAAAACAGAAATGTTAGAAACTTGGGTAGAGAACTTTACTCAAACTGTACAAAATGTACAATCTGATTTAGAAGAAATAGATTCAACAGGACATTTCGAATCTGATGATGAAATAGGAAGTATTTTTTCTGCTATAAAAGATTCGGTAAAACAACTAGATAACTTCAAAGGAGAAGACATTGATGCCAGCTAAAGTGACTAAACCAGTAGTCAAAAAGAAAAGACGTAAAAAGAGTAAAGTGTATTTTGGTACACCAGTACAAAATGCTATTATTAGATATAACGATTCTTCAAATCCAGCTATACGAAATAGAATTTATCGTGAACATATAGCTGCTGCTTTTGATAAATTAGCTGAAAACTTGATTCACACTTTTAAGTTTTATTACTTTGATTATCCTTTCGAAGAAGTAAAACATGAAGTAGTTTCTTTTTTAGTTATGCAGATGCCTAAATATAAAGCTGATAAAGGTAGAGCTTTCTCTTACTTTTCCGTGATAGGTAAAAATTATTTAATTCTAAACAATAATAATAACTACAAAAAGATGAAAACTCATGATGAAGTGAAAGTTTTAGATTTCAAAAGAAACGTTTTATCTGAATCAATTCAGGAAGAAGCTGATGAATTTAACACTCAGTTTGTAGACCAGATGTTAGAGTATTGGGAAAATAATATCACTAATATATTTCGTAGACAGAAAGATATTTTAGTTGCTGATGCTGTATTAGAGTTGTTTAGGAAGAGAAAAAATATAGAAAACTTTAACAAGAAAGCTTTGTATATTATGATTCGTGAAATGACTGGTAGTAATACTCAACATATTACGAGAGTGATAAATCAAATGAAACGTTATTATGCCAACATGATGGAGGAGTTTTCTGCTAGAGGTCAAATAGATACCTCTAATACAGGTTCTATATTTTAATACATGGCGACGTAAGAGTAGCTGGTGCTCTCCTCGGTCTTCAACACCGTAGTGTAGTAGATAATACTATAAGTAGGTTCGATTCCTATCCGTCGCCGCTATAAGCCAGAGTAGCTCAGTTGGTAGAGCAAGTGATTTGTAATCACTAGGTCGTAGGTTCGAATCCTATCTCTGGCTCAAACAAAAAAAGGGAAGCATAACACTTCCCTTTTTTAGTGTCCAATAGTGTAGGAATACTATTGTACTATTTCGCTCCTACTTTCGAAATAAACCCACCAACACCAACAAGGCGACAAGCCCAGCGAAACCCGACTCGCCGAACTTATTAATGATGGATGTGAGGTTACCTATAACGTTGACGCCAAAGATACCAGACCCAAAGATTACTTCAGATACAGCACCGATAGCTACAAAAGACATTAATAGATGAGCTAAGTCATCTACATATCCTTTGACCATTGTTACGACTTCCTTCATGGTTTTCTCCCGTTAGTTAAGAAAAAAAGGTCACTAAGTTTTACAACGAAGTAACCTCTAATAATAACTATAGTATTAACAAATAATAAATTTCAATATATATTTATATATTAAAGTTTTTAACTTAACCTATATTTATATATGAATAATAACATCTAAGGTAAATTATGGCTATAGATTACGAAATCTTTGAAGGTAAGTCCTTATCATCACTATTCAAAGATATTTATGATAATACAGAATACAACAAAAAACAACTAGATATATTAACAAAAGAACTCGTTCAATTCATCAAAGACGGAGATACAGCTGTACAATTAGTACCGATGATAAAAGAGTATCTGGAAATAAATGTCAAAAATGATGACCAACTTGTGAAGATGGCAGGTATTGTCCAACGATTAATATCAGCAGAAAGTAAAGTGGGAGCTGAAAATGAGTTCGGATTATCAGAAGAAGAAAAGAGTCAATTATTGGCCGGAATAGAGGATACAATTACAGATATTCAAATTGAATCAGATAAAATACATAGTAAAATAGAATCAGTAAATAAGGTAGATTAAATGTCTTTTATAGAAAAACTTGGTGTAAATACAGACACTTCTATACCGATAGGTCGTTTAGGGACTCCTCAAGAAATAAGTTCATATATAAAAAAAGTAGTAAAAGCTTCACTATTTCTATATCACGAAACTGAAGCTGTTGTTGTCTCAAAAGTTTATCATAATGACCCAGAAAATTATGGTGCTATAAAAGGTAAATTTGTAGTATCAAAAGGAGTAGTTGATAAAGTTATACCTTTGATGCCACACGTAACTGATATACCCTTGGTAGGTGAACACGTATTAGTTACAGAGTATAATGGTAAACACTTTTACTTAACACAAATAAACAGAAAAAATTCACCAACTGAAAATAGTATTCCTGTTGATTTACCTGAAAATACAAAATTCGGTGAAACGTATACAAAGAAAGATATCAGAAGAGTTGAAGTTTGTGAAGGTGATATTGTTTATGAAGGTAGATTTGGTAATTCTATAAAACTTGGTTGTGACCACACTAATAATTCACCAGTAATCAAAATCAGAGCAGGACAAACACTTGATACTGAAACTAGAAAGATTACTGGTAAACCTGTAAAAGAAAATATTGATAGTGATGCCTCTTCGATATATCTTATTTCAGATGGATTACGTGGTACAAACTTTGATAATCAACAAATCCAAGGGAAAAAAATACTAATAAAAAGTGACGGTATATTTATTAAAGGAAGTGATATTAGATTAGGAAGTGGTGATAATAATAATTTACAACCAGTGGTTAAAGGTAATGATTTGAAAGAATTACTTGACCCGATATTTGCAGCTCAACAATCAGTAAATCAGGCTGTGATAGCTAAAAACACAGCAGAAATCGTAGTATCATCACCAGGAGGACCTACACCGAATCCTCAAAAAGTTGTTGACTTGACAAAAGAAAATAAAACACTTTTACAACAAAATAAAGATTTACAAAATGCAATAGATAATTCCACTTATTTAAGTGATAAAGTAAAAACAATATAGGAGTTGTTATGACTAAAAAAGAACTTGTAAAAATAATACAAGAAGCGGTTCGTAGAGAAGTAAAAAAAGAAGTACAAAAGATATTTATAAATGAACAATCAACACCAAAACTGGAATCGATGATTGACACCAAAGTCTCAGAACCCAAACCTAAAACTCAAATTAAATATACAAAAGATGAAGCACTTAATAAGGTATTGAATGAGACTAGAGGTGGTATTCCACAACAAGGTAAAGAAGAATATCCTACTCTAGGAGGAGGTATGTTTGATACAAATCGTATGACCGAAATGTTAGGTTATGGTAAGACTGAAGAAGTACAACGTGATATGGTAGCAGTTGATACTATGAAAAAAGCAGGTGTTACTTCTGAACAAGTACCAGAACACGTTACAAATGCCTTGACACGTGATTATAGTGACTTAATGAAAGCTATAAATAAGAAAGGTAACTAATGTCAGCTATTGAAACAGATTTAAATCCTAGCAAAACCGTAGGACTAAAATTACCTTTAGCTAGTGATAAGTTCAACAATTTTGCTTTGACTAAAAATTCACTAGAACAAGCTGAATTTAATCTTAAAAATTTATTACAGACTTACATTGGTGAAAGACCGATGCAACCTACTTTCGGTAGTAAATTATTAGAACTCTGTTTCGAACAACAAAATGATGATTTACCTGAAAACATTGAAAAAGAAGTTAGAAGAGCAGTCTCAGAGTGGTTAGGTTACATAAACATACGTAACGTTGAAACGTTGACTGAAGAGGGTGATTTAAATCAAATTTATGTCAAGATTGAATATTCAACTACACTAAACCCTGATACGATTAATCAGATTACAATAGATGCTACTTCAACTTCTACAGGAGGATATTAATGGCTCGCACAAGTAATAACAAGAATGTTGTTAAACAAGTAAATTATCTTAATAAAGATTTTGGTGACTTCAGAGAAAGTCTAATCGAATACGCAAAGGTTTACTTTCCCAATACCTATAACGACTTCAATGAAGCTTCACCGGGAATGATGTTTATAGAGATGGCAGCTTACGTAGGAGATGTTCTCTCTTATTACATTGATTCTACGTTTAGAGAGTCATTATTAGCTTATGCTGAAGAAAAACGAAATGTGTATGCTATAGCTCAGTCATTTGGTTACAAACCTAAAGTGACATCACCGGCTTTAGCTGTATTAGATGTATTTCAAACCGTTCCAGCTGTAAATAATAAACCAGATGAAAGATATTCCTTAAATGTAAAAGCAGGAACAACACTAAAGGCAGCTTCTACTGGGACACAATTTAGAACTATAGAAGATTGTAACTTTAAGTTTTCAAGTTCGTTTGACCCTAAAGAGGTAAGTGTATTTGAAAATAATGGAAGTACAATTACTAAGTTTTTATTGAAGAAACAAGTTCGTGTTGAGAGTGGTAATATAACTTCAGAAAAATTTACATTCGGAGCAGCTGAAAAATATTCAGAAATTAAATTAGGAAGTTCAGATGTCATAGAAATTATTTCATGTATTGATAGTGATGATAACGAATGGTATGAAGTACCTTCATTAGCTACTGATACTATTTTTGAAGATATGGAAAATAATTCAGAGAATGACCCTACTTCAGTTATTAATCGTGACGTAGCTCCTTATATTTTAAAACTCAAAAAGACTGCAAGAAGATTCACAACATTTATAAATGAAGATGATGAAACACTCATACGTTTTGGAGCAGGAGTTTCAAGTAATCCTGATGAAGAGATTATTCCTAATCCTACAAACGTAGGTTCAAGTCTACCTGGTAGTCCTTCGAAACTAACTTCTGCCTTTGACCCTAGTAATTTTCTTAAAACTGAAGCATACGGATTAGCTCCTAATAGGACTACTTTAACAATTAAGTATTCTAATGGAGGAGGTATTGATGACAACGTTAATTCAAATGACATAAATCAAA